CCATGTACGGAACCGCCAAGCAGGCCCAGGACGCAACTCCTCGAGAGCACCGCGTCGAACGGGTCGCTGACCTCCGTCGTGGGATGGTGCTCTATTTCGACACCGTCGGAGACTCGAACCCCTACGGCCACATCGTCACGATGGTCGGCCGTGTCAAGGGTGGAGACCCCAACGACCTCAACGACGTCCTCGTTCGCACCAATGACGCTGTCGCCGACCGCGTCGTGGTGGTTCGTGGCAGCTACTTCAAGGAGCACTGGGGAGACAGCTTCCAGTTCGGTGCGACGTGGCTCAACGGACAGGTCCTCGATGTGCCGGGCACCAAGGCGGCCAAGAAGACCATCGGGTCAGCCCGACTCGAGAACTTCTGGGAGAAGCGCAACGAGTGGGACGTCAAGATCCTGGATCGCGTCTCGGAGGCAGGCCGCACGGGCATCCGTCAGCGGGTCAAGGCCATCGAGGCCTCGGTCAAGCTGCTTCCGACTGATCTCAAGGACGATCGTGTCGACAAGTTCGTCAGCACGTTCAAGAAGCGTCGGGTTCTCAAGATGGACCTCCTCAACGCCTACCTCAAGGACCACCCGAACGCCACACGCGTCATGGCGGTCCGCGGTCGTCTCCGCAACATCATCAAGGCTCTTCCCCGTCGCTAGCTAGGGGGTTACATGCTGAAGCAATGGCAATTCGACGTCCTGTTCTTTGTCGGGGTGGGGGGAACCGTGCTTCTGCTGATAGGCCCAAGCATCGGACTTTCGATTCAAAGCGACAATCCCCTCACCTACACAGGAATAGGAGCGATTCTCACCTTCGTTCTCACCCAGCGTTCGCGCATCGTGAAGGACAAGAAAGAAGAGGAGACCTGATGACATTCACTGACCGTCTGCTCTTCATCGGGATCGGGATCGGTGTGGGGTTGATCCTCACGTACATCACTTACCTACTCCGTGGCGTTCACAAGCGACAGGACACGATGATCAAGGAACTACGGAAGAAGAAGAACGATGACGGAATCCTGGAGCGCGGATGGGCGACAGCTATCGCCCTCGTTTTCACTTTGAGCCTGTTGTTCTACTCGGTTTACGTCGGGTACTCGAACACTCAGGACATCAAAGAGAAGGCCCAGGAGCAGTTCGTCAACGTCTGTCAATCTGGTGAAGGAAACCGAGAGGTGCTACGTGCGATGGTGGATGCCATATACACGTTGGCAACTGTCGGTATTCAAGAGCCCAAGAACGATACACAACAGGCCCGGATCAATGCGTACATCGACCGCGTGAATGCTTTTCGTGACGAGATGTACAACAAGATCCATCCCACGAAGGCCTGTGAGCCGTACGTCTCTGATGATCATGTAGAGCCGTCGACTCCAGACATTCAACACGTCAAACGAAGACCCTAGCAGTGAAAGGAGGGACGACGTGAGTAGCATCCTGCAAGACATCAAGCACATGCTTGGACGTCCCGAAGACGAAACTGTCTTCGATCAAGACATCATGATTCACATCAATGCAGCGTTCGGTACGCTGACTCAATTGGGTGTTGGACCCACTGTGGGATTCGCGATCACGGGTCCCGATGAGGAATGGTCGGCCTACACCACCGATCCTCGTCTCAGCTCCGTGAAGACATACGTCTACCTCAAGACGAGGCTCGCGTTCGACCCTCCCGACACTGGGTTCCAACTCACCGCGATGCAGGACCAGATCCAAGAGCATGAGTATCGCCTGAACGTCGTCGCTGACTACGGGTGATCCATGCTCAGCAACACTGCTGTTCCAGTTCACTACGCAGCCTTCAGGGAGAAGGTTCTAGCCGGTGAGATCCCCGTCTGTGAGGAAGTCTCTCTGCAGATGCAGCGAGTCGACCAACTCATCAAAGACCCTAACGTTTACTACAACGACAAGGCGATTGATGGGTTCATCGAATTCTGCGAAACAGAGATGACCCTCACGGACGGGGACCCGGTTCATTTGCTTGATTCGTTCAAGCTGTGGGCCGAGGATCTATTGAGCTGGTACATATTTGTCGAGCGCAAGCGCTGGGACAAAGAACAAGGCCGGTTCGTAACGAAGGTGATCCGTAAGCGTCTTCGTGATACACAATACCTGATTGTCGCGCGCGGGGGCGCGAAGTCGATGTACGTAGCGTTCTTGCAGGCATATTTCCTGACCTGCGACCGGGCGACAACACATCAGGTCACTGTGGCACCCACGATGAAGCAGGCTGAGGAAGTCCTTTCTCCGATCAAGACTGCAATCACTTTGGCTCGTGGTCCGTTGTTCGACTTCATGACTGAAGGCTCGATGAACAACACCACTGGAGCTCGCTCTGGCCGACAAAAATTGGCATCAACTAAGAGGGGTATTGAGAACTTCCTGACCAACTCAGTTCTCGAGATTCGCCCCATGTCAATCGACAAGGTCCAGGGACTGAGGACTAAGTACAACTCCGTTGATGAGTGGCTGTCAGGTGACACTCGAGAGAACGTCATGACAGCACTTATGCAAGGTGCTCAGAAGTTTGAAGAGCCCATTCTTATAGCCATATCCTCCGAGGGTACTGTGCGAAACGGTGTTGGCGACGACATCAAGATGCAACTGCAAGCCATCCTCAAGGGTGAGCTTCAGGCGCCTAACGTGTCCATCTGGCACTACAAGCTGGATGATGCACGAGAGGTTCAGAACCCTCGTATGTGGGTCAAAGCACAGCCCAACATCGGGATCACTGTGTCTTATGAGACCTATGAGCAAGATGTGGCGAAAGCCGAGCAATTTCCTTCTGTTCACAATGAGATCATGGCCAAGCGCTTCGGTCTTCCGATGGAAGGATTCACATTCTTCTTCTCTTACGAGGAGACTCTTCCCACGTTCGACAGCCTCATTCCGAACCGCTTCGATGGAATGCCGTGTTCTCTGGGTGCTGACTTGTCACGTGGTGATGACTTCTGTGCGTTTACTTTCCTCTTCCCGCTGCCAGCAGAGCAGTTCGGAATCAAGACCCGAAGCTACATCACTCGACGTACTCTTGAAGGTTTGCCTGGATCTAGGCGGCTGAAGTACGACGAGTTCATTGCTGAGGGCACATTGATCATCATGGAGGGTGCAGTGCTTGACATGTTGGAGGTCTACATGGATCTCTCCAACCACTGGCATGAGCACCAGTACGATATTCGTACCATGGGGTACGACGTTTACAACTCGCAGGTCTTCCTGGAGCAATACGAGCGAGAGTGGGGTCCGTTCGGAGTAGTGAAGGTGCCTCAGGGTGCCCGAACTGAATCGGTGCCGCTTGGAGAGATGAAGATCCAGGCCAACGCCAAGTTGATCCGCTTTGACGAGCGTATCTTGTCCTTCACAATGGGCCACGCGGTCACATGGGAGGACTCGAACGGCAACCGTAAGCTCATGAAGCGACGCCACGATGAAAAGATCGACAACGTGTCCGCATGGATGGACGCACATGTCGCCCTCAAGACCCACCCGGAACAATTCGAATGAGGAGGTGAGAGATGGGTCGAGTTCTAAGGCAGCTCAAGCATGGCTGGAACCTGTTCGCTAGTGAAAACCCAGAGCTGAGTAACAGCGGCGGATACGCCATGAACAGCCCCCGGATGAACCACACCTCATCTCGTCTGTACAGCGACAAGTCGTTCGTCACGTCGATCTACAACCGTTTGGCGGTTGACTACGCTTCGGTGGAGTTCATTCACGCCAAGCTGGACGACAATGATGTGGCGGCTTCGATTGTCAGAGATGGACTTCACGAATGTCTTACCCTGGATGCCAACATTGACCAGTCGGCTCACGCACTGAAGATCGACTTCGCCATGACTCTCTTCGAGACGGGTGAAGCGTGCATCGTTCCGGTCAATACTGACCTGGATCCGCTGAACAATGCCAGCTATGGCATTCGTGATCTTCGTGTGGCCACAGTCGCCGGTCGAACGCCTCGCAAGCTACTTCTCAACGTCTATGACGACCGAGAGGTGGATGGCAACGGCAAGCCGATAAACGGTGGCGTCGTCAAGACTCGCTGGGTGCCGAAGGAACTCTGTGTATACCAGGAGAATCCGTTCTACAGCATCATGAACGAGCCGAATGGTCTCCTTCAGCGACTCATCACCAAGCTCAACCTGTTGGACGACATCGACCAGGCTGCCGCTTCTGGCAAGTTGGACATGATCTTGCAGTTGCCTTACAACGTGCGCATCGAAAGCCGCCAAGAGCAGGCCGAGAAGCGTCGTGAGGCTCTCAGGAAGCAGCTGATGAACGACGAACTGGGTATCGGATACATCGATATTTCAGAGAAGGTCATTCAGCTCAACCGACCGGTAGAGAACAAACTGCTGGAACAGATCGAGTACCTTGGCAAGAAGGTCATGGACGAACTCGGCCTCACTCCAGAGATCATGAATGGGACAGCGGACAGAAACGCTATCAACAACTACATGGACCGCACGATCGAGCCGATTGCCAATGGCACGCGTCTCGAGTACACGCGAAAGTTCCTCACCAAGACAGCGCGTACTCAGCGCCATTCGATCGAGATCTACACCGACCCGCTCAAGATCATTCCGATCGACGAGTTGGCCGAGGTAGCGGACAAGTTGATCCGCAATGCTGTTGTCACGGCGAACGAGTTGCGTCCGAAGATCGGTTACCGTCCTTCGGATCAGCCGGGTGCTGACAAGCTCAACAACCCCAACATGCCGGACAAGGACCAGGCGGCCTCCACTGGTGAGGTCCCTGCGCCTGAGCCACTTAGGGCTCTCCCTGCGCCAGAGGAGGTGACGGGTGCCTAAGGATCACATCGGGATGCGCACCAAGCAACCCGAAGACAAGGAAGATCACGGCATCAAGGGCCAGCGCTGGGGGATTGTTCGTTCGTCCAAGGAGCTGGCTAAGTCGGTTATTCAACGTAAGAAGGAGGGCAAGGATGTCACTCCTACCGCAAAGGCCGAGAAGGCCCTAGCCAAGGAATCTGAGGGTGACAAGAAGCCCGAGAGTTCCGATTCAAAGCCAGCGGCAAAAATTCCGGGTATCCAGGAGCCTGCTCCTGAACGCTATGCCCGACTTCAATCCGAAGCGAAGGCCGGCAAGGCAGCAGACTGGAATGAAGCCGACCTGAAATTCTTCAACGCTCGTACCGAGGCTTTGTCCAAGGTTGCGAAACTCAACGAGACACAGCCCGGGTGGCTCTCGACCACGGCGAAGGGCGTTCTCAAGACCGCTGCTCAACGTCAGCTGCAGCAAGTCGCCAACTCTGTCGGTGACAAGTACATCAGCGACAAGATTTCAGCGAGCCTCAAGAACGACGACAAGGCCAAGCTCAAGGAGTCCAAGACTCCTTTGGACTACGTCGCCAAGCACAGAGCCAAGAAGTAACCAAGGAAGAAGGTCGTAAATGGAACCGGATTTCTCAGGCTACGTCACCCGATACGGGATCCAGTGCACGGATGGTCGTACCATTCAGCACGCCGCATTCGCCGGTCAGGCGGATGACGAGGTCACGAGGAAGGTGCCGCTGGTCTACCAGCACAACCACACGGACGTCAGTCAGGTCCTCGGATACACCATCCTGTCCAAGCGCGAGGATGGCATCTGGGGCGACTCGTTCCTCAACGGAAACCCGAAGGCCCTCGATTGCAAGCGGGCCGTCGAGCACGGTGACCTCACCAAGTACAGCATCTGGGCGAAGGACCTCGATCAGCGGGGCTACCTGGTTCACGATGGTGTCATCCAGGAGACCAGCGTCGTTCTCGCTGGGGCCAACTCAGGAGCGGACATCTACAACGTCCTCAAGCACGGGAACATGGACCCCGACGACATCTTGATGATCGTCACGGGTGATCTCGAGCTGAAGCACGCCGATGACGACCCGAAGAAGCCCGACGAGGCCAAGCCGGACGAGAAGCCGGCCGACGCGCCTCCGCAGGAGCCGTCAACACCCGCTGAGAACGAGCCGTCGGACAAGACCGTCGGTGATGTTCTGGGAACTCTCACCGATGAACAGAAGACGGCTGTCAACAGCCTGATCGACGACGTCGTCAAGGAAGCTGTCACCGAAGGTGTCACCCAGGCCCTCGCCGAGGAGCCGTCACTTCAACACGGAAACATCGACTCCCCGGAAGGACCGAAGATGCCAAGGAATCTCTTCGATGAGACCAAGCAGCAGAACGGCGGACGGCCGCTGCCGCAGCTCAAGCACGACGACCTGCAGGCGGTCCTGGCTCACGCCAAGGGCGCCACGGCCGACAACCCCTTCAACGCCGATCGCGCGACCCAGTCGTTGCGTGGCCTCATCCGGAGCGACACGGGTCAGCAGATGCTGCACGCCGACGAGCTCCTTCACGCCGACTACGGTCTCGAGAACCTCGAGATCCTGTTCCCCGACGCCCAGTCGAAGATGGCCACGCCCACCTTCGTCGACCGTCGCCAGGACTGGGTCAAGGCGTTCATGTCCGGCACCGTCCACAGCCCGTTCTCGCGGGTGAAGACCTACTACGCGGACATCACCGCCGAGGAAGCCCGGGCGAAGGGCTACATCAAGGCCCACCAGAAGACCGACGAGGTCTTCCCCGTGTTCAAGCGGACGACGGGGCCGGCCTGGGTCATCAAGAAGCAGCGTCTGGACCGCCAGGACATCATCGACATCAAGGACTTCGATGTCGTCGCCTGGATCAAGGTCGAGATGCGCGGCAAGCTCGACGAGGAAATCGCCCGTGCGGCGCTCTTCTCGGACGGCCGGCCGGTCATGGTCAACGGTGAGCTGAACCCCGACAAGATCCCGGAGCCTCAGGGCAACTCGGGTGACGGCATCCGCTCCATCATGAACGACGACGACCTCTACAGCACGTCGTACTACGTCCCGCTGGCGCCCGACGCCACCGGCACGGACTACAACGTCGTGCTCGACACGGTCACGGAGGCCAAGGAGTTCTACATGGGCTCCGGCAACATCACCTCCTTCATGTCGTACCGGCTGGCGACGCGTCTGCTCACCATCCGTGACGACTTCGGGCACCGCGTCTACCGGAACCTCTCCGAGGTCGCCGGCGACATGGACGTCGATCGAATCGTCCGCGTTCCCACCGAGCTCATGCCGGATGGGGTCCTCTGCATCAACCTGGACCTCTCCGACTACAACTTCGGCACGGACCGTGGCGGCGAGATCACGCTGTTCGACGACTTCGACATCAACTTCAACCAGTTCCACTACCTGATGGAGACCTACCTGTCCGGCGCCCTGGTGGTTCCGTACGCGGCCCAGATCTTCCGTCAGATCGACCCCGCCACCAACCAGCTGGTCGAGCCCACCGCTCCGGCCAAGGCTGACAACGTGGTGACCGTCCCGACCCAGACCGGTGTGCAGTACCGCCGGACTGACACGGGCAACGTCGTCGCCGGTGGCACCACCATCACCCTGGACGACACCAACCTGAAGACGGTGACCCTCGAGGCGGAGCCCACCGCGGGCTACTACTTCGACACGGACGCCGACGTCAAGGACAACTTCACCTTCCGCTACAGCCAGCCGAGCTCCTGAGCTAGGCGCCAATGAGGTACGCCGGCCACCTCGGCATTGTCGAGGAAGTCGAGACCTCACCTGGCGTTTGGGAGGATCGGATAACAGAGCAGGAAGTGCTCGGTGTAATGAAGACCCTCACGGAGACACACGCTTCGGAAGACGATGTGCACGCACATGTCTCATCCACGCGCAGTGTCGTCGTGGGGGCACTCGGGATCGGGCCACAGGACCACTCCAACATCAAGTACGCGACGTACGCAGGAACACGATGGACACTTTCGTCTATCGTGGATGAGCCCCCGAACGTGCGTCTGTACTTTGGAGAGGAATACCATGGCCCGATCCCAGAGTGAGCTGAAGGAGGTATTGGAGACAGTCACAGACGCCGAAAACGTCTACATCCAACCGCCATCGAAGCTCAATTACCCGTGCATCAAGATTGATCAAGATCGGCAGAACATCTACAAGTACGCCGACAACAAGAAGTACCTGCTCAGGAAGGGTTACACGATCACCGTGATCTCTCGGGACCCCAACAGTCCGATTCCGGGACAGGTCGAGGCTCTAGCTCACTGTGAGTTCGATCGGAGGTTCGTCACCGACGGA